TGTCCTCGACGGGGAACTTCGACAGGTTGTCGAGCTTGGCGGAGTAGGGGACCGCGTTCGCGCCCTCGGTCACCGTAAGGGTGCCCTGGATCACCGTGAAGTTGGTCTCCGGCACCGTGTTGGTCTCGGTGAGCACCGCGCCAGGCGTCGCCACATCAGAGAAGACGTCCCAGGTGAAGGTATCGCCCTTCTTCTTGCCCTGCTGTGAGATGTCGTGCACGTCGGCGAATTGCCGGAATTTCACCAGCGGCTGGACCGCGGCGCGCATGACGTTGGAAAGTTGACGCGAGTAGAAGTACCCGCCGAGTGAGGAGATTGCCCAGACTTGCCCTGCCATTGATGTGACTCCCGTAAAGAGTCACCAGCTGGCCTAGTGGGCGGTGACTCCTGTTAGTGCGATATCGACCTCGCCTGACCTCGGCCGCGCGCCAACTGCTGGATCGCGTCCTTCGAGGACTGGACCTCATCCGGTTCCGTTTCCGATCGGGCTCTCCCGCTCGCTCGCGGAACCTCGTCGCTTGCTTGCCGCTTTCGCTCCAAACGGGAGGGGGCTTCATCGCGCTTGTGCGCGGGGAGTGAGGTGCCGGGTTTTAGCCCCAAGAACTTCTGCAGCTCTGTGAGCTCGCGGCGCAGTTCCTTGCCCGTGGCGTCTAAGCGTTGCCGGGGGGACCAATCCGGATGTTCATCGAACAGCCGTTTGTCGATCACCGCCGCCTTGTCTTTGAAGCCCGGTGCGCCAAGCTCGCGCGCGTACCCGTCCTTACTCTCAAACCATGCCACCGCTTGGTCGAAGGCCGTCTTGCCTACGACTCGCGCATCGACTCGCTGGTCCACCATTCGCTCGATCTCTTCGGGAGTCACCCTCGTAGAGTCGGCCTGAATGTCTGCGAGCTCGTCGATCGCCTCTTCATCCCCCATGCTCGCGCGGAGTTGCAAGTCTTTGAATTTCGCCTTGCGGGCGGCCTTCTCGTCGTTGCGCCTCTGCTCGTCCGCCAGGCGTTGCGCTTCGCGCTGCTCTGGGGTCGGAACCTGGGTCGCTGGCGTTGTAGCACCTTTCTTTGCGCCCTGTCCATCTCCGGGCGCCGTCGAACCCTGCCCAACGGAGGCACGAAGCTCGGCCAGTGTGAGCCACTTCTCCTCGCCTGCGACCTCCACGCGGTACTCGACCTCGCCGTCTTTGTTGTGGCGTGAATCATCGGCGCCGGCGGCGCGCGCCTCATCGAGCTCGCCCTCGGTGCGCTCGTTGTTGCGCAGCAAGTCGGCTGCGGCCGCGGCCTCGCGCTCATCCTGGGTCATCGCCTCGAGCTCGATCTCGCGGTCGCGCTCCTCCTGCTCGAGCAGGCGCTGCGCACGGGTCTTGTGGGTCACCTGGTCGGGGCGGTCCCCCTGGTCCCAGATCTCATCGGTCAGGTCCTGAAGGTCGTCCTCCTCGTTCTTGACCTCATCGGCCGAATCCGCGATCGCGTTGCGCTGCTCGAGCATCGCGTCGTTGCGCTTCTTGTTGGCCTCGCGGGCGAGGGCCTCGCGCTGCTTCTGGTTAGCGACGTCATCGGCAGCGATTTCTTCAGGAGTCTTCGGCATTTTGTTCCCCGTCTATGATTTCAGTCGCGGTCTCGTAGGCCTGGATCGCTTCCCCGATCCACGCCGCGAAGCTCTCCCAGTGCCTGATCTCCGCTTGCAGGCGGGCCACTTCCATGGTCTTGAGAGGGTCGATCGTTTTGAGACTCTTCTCGAGCTGGGCCAGTCGCGCTCGCACCCGCCCCATCACGAAGGCTCCCACCGGCCCATCCAGCCACTCCTTCACCTGCAGGCCGAGTACGGCGGTGCGGACGAGCGGATCGTCCGGGTCGAGTCCCAAGGGTTGCGGCGCCATTGACGTTCTCTCCGTGCTGGGCCCAGGTTAAGCCCAGTTGTGCGATCAGAAGGCGCTCGATAGTCTCCGCGAAGGTGTGCTGCGCCCCGTAGGGGCAGTCGGGCACCTCCCCGGGCTCCTCGGCATCGGCGTGGTCGAAGTCCCAGGTGTCGATCGCCAGTAGTGGGATCCGCGAGCGCTTGACCAAGAAGTATTCGACAAGCTCGTGGACCGCGACCGCGGCCTCGCTTCGCCAGTCGGACATGTTTGACACCTGGAACATCACCGCGCGGCCGTCGTCGACCTCCCGGTAATCGCCCACGGTGTCGTAGCGCTGCATTGAATGCGGCAGCGTGCGCACCTCAATTGTTTTCAAATCCTATCCCCTTCTAAGCCGCGTTCGGCTTCGGTGCAGCGGCTGCGGCTTGTTGTTGCTGATCGGCATTCTGCGCCGATAATTGGCTCTGTTGTGCCCCTTGTTGATCGCTCGCCATGCCCCCGAGCGCGTGTGCGAGCAGCGCGTCGTCCTGATCCAAAAGGTGCTGGTGATAGGTGTGCTCGATGGCGTGCTTGCCCTTGGTGGCCTCGCTGCGCTCCTTCGCCTGGATCGCCTCGCGCTTCGCGACGAAGGAGAGGATGTTGCCCTGTTCCTTGTCGTTTTTGTGGCGCTTCAAGTCCTGCACCATCTGCATGAGCTGCTTGTTGATCTGCTCGAGCTTCGCCATCTCCTGGTTGCCTTGAGTCGAGAAGCGGTCCCCGTCCTGGTAGCCGGAGAGCGCCATGATCTCCTTCCAGACCTCGGCCAGGTTCACCCCGGCGGGCGGGGCCTTGGAGATCTGCGCAAAGGCGGTGACCGCGTAGACCAGGCGCTGCAGCATCATGGTGGTGTCGGTCGAGCCCATGCCGACGTTCACCTCCGTGGTGAGCTCCTGCTGCAACATGTCGTCCGTCACCTCGTCCTGGCCGAACTTCTGGAGGAGCTTCGCCTTCTGGCCCGCGATCGCCATCACCGTCTTGTCGGTCTCGTAGTACTGCTCGAGCAGCACCAGGTGCCGGAGCACCTCGACCACGAACGTGATCGCGTAGGTTTGCAGCATGTACTCGGTCATCTCCGAGGCCGGGCCCTGCAACATGCGCACGGTGCCTTGCGCCTCTCGAGGGGCGCCCGCTTGGTGGAGCTGCATGGGGTTGAAGTTCCCCACCAGATCATCGAACGCCTGGCGCTTGCGGTCCTCCTCCTGGTAGGAGCTCGCCGTGACATCGGGCGTCTCCATCACCTCGAGGTCCTCCATGTTGTCGACGTTGACGATGCCGCCGGGGACGTTGCGCAGGTAAGCCACCGTGTCGACGTTGGTGCCGCGCTTGACCTTCGCCCGCTTATTCAACGCGAAGAGCACGTTGTCGGTGCGGGTGTTCTCCAAATTATTGATGCCATCCTGCAGGGGCTTCACGAGCTCCGGGACCGAGACGGGCAGGGGCTTGTGGGTCTCGAGCACGGAAAAGCCGATGACGTACGGGCGTCGCCCATGGAACACCACGTTCTCGAGGAGCTCGGGCTCGGTCAAGAGCTTGCCGTTGTTCAAGGTCCAGAAGTGCCAGTCATTGCCGTCCCAGCGGTGGATGTGTCGCTGCACCCAGCACACCTCGTAGTCCGAGACGCTGCGCGTCTCACCGGCCGGGTCCTGCGCTCGCCCGAGCCGTGCCTGACGGGTCGAGTCGTCCGAGTTCGAGTCGGCGCGGATGTCCCCGTCCTCGTACTTCATCCACTTGCGCCCCTTCGGGTCGGCGCGGTCCATCTTCACCTTCACGTCGCCTACGTACATTTGCACGAGCTCGATCAAGTAGGGCGAGTCGTTGAAGGGGTCCATCCAGGAGGCGGAGGGGTCGAAGCGCATGTTCTCGAGCGGCACCAGGATCGCCTTGGGCTGATCCTTCGAGACCACCATCTTGCCGTTGGCGTTGCGCCGGGTCTGGTAGGTCCACTCGATGTTCGCCACACACGCGCCCTGCTTCTGCGCGTCTTGCAGGCCGCCGATTAAGAACTGGAACCAGTGCAGGTTGTGCTTGCAGCGGTACTGCACGAGCTCCTTGCGCACCGCGGCCGAGACTACCTGCTTGGGGTCCGACTCATTCAGCGCGCGGATCGAGGCGACGTCGTGGTTCGAGAAGAAGGCCTTGCAGGCCGCGGCCTCATTTTTTCGGATAACAGTGCGAGTGACTGGCACAAAAAGGTGCGATCGCTTGCGGAAATTCTCGCTGTTGTACTTTGAATCTCCCGGGTGCTGGCTATTGAAAGCTCGAAGGCTATCGTCCCATTTTTGCCGATAATTAGCGTCAAGGTACGTGGTCGAGAAGCGCATCGCGTCCTTGCCCCGCTGCTCCCAGTCGGGCATGTCTTCGCGGTCGTAGGGGCGCGTCTCGTTCTCGTCCTCTTCGCTGTCACGTGCCTCCTCCTCCTGGCCCAAGTACCACAGATCGGTGGTACCGCCCGTGGGTTGACCGCTGCGCCCGAAAGGCGCGCCGCGGCCGCCCTCGCCCTCCGAGCCCTGGCCCGGCGGGGTGGGATAGCCTGGGTTCGTGGTGCCGCCCGACTCCGGCGTCTGGATCGAGGGGGGCTGCTGCTCGCGGTCAATTTCCAGCGGCATGTTCTCGTTCCTCGGCCGGGAGCTCGCGGCCTTCTTGGGTCTTATAGGCGCCGCACACCTGGTCGATCAGGCTCTTGATGCGAAACGCCTTCGGGTTCACGTTCGCGGTCGCAGCGACGATGGTGCGGGCGCCCAAGAGCGCGACGTACATGCGTCGCTCGAGGTCGGTCACGCGAACTTCTTCTGCTGTTTCTGCACCCAGTCGGCCGGGATCTTGACGAGCCCTGAGGCGGCGAGCGCATCGGGGTCGGGGATCGGCGCGCGACCTCGAGGCAGGGAGAAGAGCTCGAGCATCGCGCCGCCGGCGCGCACCGCCGACTCCTCGATGTTCTTCGGGGTGTCCATCTTCTCGCGCGGCATTAGGTAAGCGAAGCCCTCACGGCGCAGGAAAGCAGCTGCCACCATCGAGATTGAGTGATTGCGCAGCACCAGCCCGCGGCCCTGCACACTGATCTGCCAAAGATAGTCCGGGTAGTGCTTGTTGAGCGCATGCGCGATCTGCCGAGCGACGCCCATGTCGGAGGCCTCATCCGGATCGCCCTCCTCCATGGTAATGGCGAGACCGGAATCGTTGCGGCTCTTGGTGCTCACGTCGGCGCTGGTTCCGCCGGCGGCACGCCCATGTTCACGTCGTACCAGCGAAGCGAGCCGATCAGGACGCAACACTTGGCGCAGATCACCGCGTTCACTTGCTTGCCCGTGGTCGGCTCGTTGTGCGCGAGGCGAAACTCCGGCGATCCGCAGTTCGAGCAGCCCAACACCGAGACCACCTGGCCATTGGGCGGTACGGGCCCACCGAGCACGGCCTCGCCCGATTCCTTCACCGCCTTGTCGAGGCGCTTGCTGTTGAGATCGACGATCTCGCTCATTCGCGCTTCGCCGAGTAGCCCCAGGCAAACCCGAGGGCGAGCCCCACCAATAAAACAAGCCAGAAGCCGATGATCGTCCAGATCACGGGTGCGGCGGCCGATAGATGCCGGTGACCCCTAAGTCGGTCGAGTCGAAGTTGCGCCCGCCGGAGAACTGGTACACGCGATGGTCCGGGGCGGAGTACGCCGAGCCCCACTGACGGATCACCATCTCCTTCCAGGAGAACTGGCGCGAGGTCACCGGCTTGCCGAGGGACGGGGGAAGAGGTGTGCTGGCCATTAGTACTCGTCCCCCTCAAGTCCTTGAATTTGTCGCACGTGGGCCTCCCTATTTCTAAGCTCTAGCACCTCGCCCGTCAAGCGCAACACCCGGTCGGCATCTATTTTCGAGACAGCCCATGGCTCCGCGCGCTCGCGCAGCACGGCACGGGCTTTGCGCTCGAGCTGGCTGATCTCGTGCTCTTGCAGATCCGTGCGTGCCACTTACACCTCGTCGGGTTCAGTCTGCCCGTCGTCCCCGCCCCAGGAGGGCGGCCGCGGGTCCATGTCGTAGATCCTCGAGACCGCGTCGATGAGGTCCTTCTTGCCCGTGAAGGGGTAGAACCCGACCTGCAGGCGCAGCCGCTCGGACAGATCGTACTTGATCCCATTCTCATCCGTGGCCTCGATCTTGCGCGCCAGGCGGTACTCGTACCCTGAGGCAATCATGCGCACCTGGGCGGCCGTCAAGTCGTCCTCGTCGGTGGGATAGGGCATAAAGTAGGCATGCGCCTTGAGGTCAGGCCCCATGCGCTGCACGCGGTCGTTCTTGCTGCCCGGGCCCTCGTTCGGCCACTCGAGCTCCTCGATCTCGAAGCGGACCTTCTCGATCATCATCCGCTCCTCGATGTAGTCCATGTCCGCCTGGGCGCCGTAGGTCTCGTAGCCGACCTTCACCCCGACGATGCCGGGCATGCGCCGCCACACCGCCCACAGGTCCCGCATATTCGACCAGCGCTCGGAGAGGTCCATCTTGTGGTCCAGGCCGTCGAGCAAGTACTTGCCGCCATTCACATCGATGCCCTGCACCACCATCGCCGTGTTGTCGCTGTCCTTTTTTTTGCTCCGCGCGGGGTCCACCGTGAGGTAGGCCATCAAGACCGCGGGGCGCACCTCGTACACCTGCAAGTTATCGGGGTCGAAGAAGCGCTGCGTGCCGGCGAGCGGGTTCAAGAGCATCTGGCACGCGATGTCCGCCTCCAACTGATCGCGCTTCTTCTGCGCCCAGACCCTCGGGGAGAAGAGCACCGGACGGCCGTTCGCGAGGCCGTTGTGGGTCGCGGGGTGAATGCGCGGGGTGGCGGCACCGCGCTCCATGATCTTCGAGTACGTGTCGGCAAAGTTGTAGCGCGTGCCCTCGTACCAGACTCGACCGCCGACCATGCCGAGGTTATCGGAGAGGGACCAGGCGTGCGTCGTCTTCTCGATCTGCTCAGGCGTCGCGACGCTCTTGTCGGTCACCACGTCGTTGTAGATGCGAAGCCTAAAGTGCCTCGAGGTGGGCATGCCGTCGACCAGCCCGTGCGCCTCGATGGTCGCCTCCTTCGGGTTTGTCTTGCGCTTGACGATGATCCCGTCGTCCAAGTTCCACATCGGCGCCTGAGCTTCGGGGTTGCGGTAGAAGATCTCGGGGAAGAGCTGCTGCAGCTCGGCGTTGGTCTCGAGCTCCAACTGGATCTGGCGCAGGAAGGACTTCGCGATGCCCTTGGTGTGGCTGAAAATCGCGATCGTTATTTCTGGGTCGTTGAGAATCTCTTGGATCGAGCCCGCCAGAGTAATGATGGTCGACTTGTAGTGCTCGCGGGCCCAGAGGTCCAAGTGCCCATCGGACGCGGCCTCGACCTCACGGCAGCGCGCGTAGATCCAGGGGTGCAGGGCATCCTTGCGCTTGAGCACCTTCACCAGCAGGTAGTAGCGATCAGCGCGGGCTAAAGCCCTCACCATCTCCCGGTTCGTCCCCATCCGGTCGCTCTGGTCCCAGATCGCGAGGAGCTGGGGGATCGGGATCAGTGGCAGCGGCGCTTTGGGCGAGCTTTGCATAGTAGTCCTGCAAGAGTTCCTGTTCCTTCGGCACGTAGGTCATCGCGAGCGGCCGGCCGGGCGGGGTCGAGAGCTCCACCGCCTTGTAATCACGCCAGCGGTCCTTGCGCCGGTTCTTGAGCCAGAAAATGAGCGAGGTGTCGGAGGGCGGCACGTGCTTGATGACCGGCACCCGCAGCGCCTTCTTGGTGCGGGTGATCGCGACCGCCTTCGGGTCTTTTTTAGTCGGCGCCGGCCTCTCCACCACCTCATCGATCAGGAAGATCTCCTCCGCCTCGTAGCTGTAACCGTTCGCCCGCTCGAAGAGCGAGCGCTCGGTGCGCTTGTCGGCCGGTGACTTGCCGAGTTTTACGGCGTCGTGAAACTTCTGATGGGTCTGCATCCAGAGGTAGAAGGTCGCGCGGTTGATCCCTAAGGCCTGGGCGATCTCAAAGTCCGTCGCCCCCTTGCGCGAGAGCATCTTCGCCATCGGAACAAACGATGAGCGGTACTTGGTCGGGCGCCCACCGCCCTCCCCTTGGGCCATCTACTGCGCGAAGTCGGAGTCGCGGACCCGCTTAAGTTTCGCCGCCCGCGGGGGCTTTGCCTTTGGCGGGTGTTTTGCTCTCAGCGGTTTTGGTTGGGCCTTTTTCTTCATCGCTTAGCTCCCGAGTGGACGCGGCCGGCGTGGAATCCCCCACGTCTGCGGCAAATGCTGCTTTTGTGTCCTCGACCCCTCGTGCGTACCCCAGGTCGTAGGTCGCCTGCTGGGCGGCCTCGAGGTTCGTATGGTTGTGGAGCTTGAAGTGGGCGAGGATCTCGGCGAACGCGTGCATCATCGATGCGGCAGCGGCTTCGCCTGTGCCTGGCCCGACACCTGAGGCTTGCCCGACCCCTGCGCCTGGCCCGACCCCTGCGCCTGGCCGGTATCCCGGTCTTTGTCGTGTAGCTCGCGCCGGCGGGCCGCGTCGCGGTTGTACTCGGTCTCGGCGGGGTGGGCCTCTGGGGCGGCCGGCGTCGCCCGCTGGCGCGCGTCGATCTCTGTGCGCAGTTGCGCATCGTTTGCGAGCATGCGCACCTTGACTTCCTCCTGGCCGGCGCCGAAGCCCAATTCGTAGACCGCCAGCGCGCCCGCTTCAATGCTCGTGGTCGACCCGGTGGCGTGGGCCGCCATGATCTCGGTGGTCGTGTGCTTGTTGGTCATCGCCGTTCTCTCCTGGCCCCACGAGGGGGAAACGTCGCTTCGGGTGAGGTCGCGTGGGGAAGTTGAAGTGGGGGCGGGGTCTTAACCCGCCCCCACTTCTATCCCCGGTCTCGTGGGGATTGAATTACGTGGGTGCGTCAGTCATCGCCGCTGTTCCCGCTGTAGCCCGTGCCGCCGGATCTCGGACCATAGGCGCCGGCGGCACCGCGGGGCTGACGCAGATAGGTCTGCAGGCGCGCGGCCATGTCGGTGTTGCTTCGGTGCATGATGGTGGCGTCGAGATCGTAGTCGCCGGTCACCTTCGGCACGCTATGCCAGGGGCCCGGGGAGCACGTACGGTGCGATCCTGAGTGAGCGAGGCGGTGCATGGCGTTCGGTTTCACGCGTTCGTTTTAGTCGTTAGCGCGTCGATTTGCAAGGAGGTGGAGAACCCGGGGAGGCGCTCGATGTAGAGAATGGGCACCAGGTCAAAGCCGTGCCCCTCCTCCTTCCAGCCGATCTTGCGCATGCCGAGCACAGTGTGGCCAGCCGCGCCCTCGCCGACCTCCTTGCGGTACTCCTCGCCCTGAAACACCACGTGCGGGCGCATCTCCAGGGCGAGCTTCTCCCAACGCCCCTCGAAGGGGATCACCGCGTCGACCAGGCCCGTCTCCATCACGTTCTCGACCCGTATCCGCCACTCCTGGCGCGGCCGGGCCACGCCCTTCAAGCGCTGCACCGAGGCGTCCGAGTTGATCGCCACAATGAGGTAGTCGCAGCCCTCCTTGCAGCGCGCCAAGTAGTGGTGGTGGCCGTCATGGAACATATCGAAGCAGCCGTTGGTCAGGCCAATCTTCATCGCTCCACCCCGGTATCAGAGCCGGAGTCTTGCAGTAGTGGGTCCATTGGCTCGCCGTCGCTCCACTTGAAATGATCCAGCGGGAAGTGCGTGCCGCAGCCAACGCAGAACGTGCCGTTGTAGAAATACGGGTCTCGCGCGTAGGTCTCGGACAGAGCACGCCCCATCTTGGTCAGCACGCCGCACTTGTCATGCACGTAGCTGTCGCGATAGGGCTTGACCCATCCCTTGGCGCGTTCCTCGGCGCTCAACACCACGTAGCCCTTCTGCTGACCGTCGCCACGGTCGACGGTGTGGCTGCGATCCTCGGGCACTGGGCTGCCATCCGTGAGCATCTGCTTGGATCGATCGACAGGCGGTATATTGCTCATGATTTCCCCTTGGACTTGGCGCACTCGCGGTTCGCAGCCTCTATGATCGGTTGCAATTTGTGCACCCATTCGTAGTGCACTTTCAGAGTCAGAGTCCCATCCGTGAACGGCACGGGTTCCTCATACTTGTAGCCAGCGGCGTCCAAATGCTTTTTGAAGACTGGCAACTTCCAATCGTCCAACACTACGCCAGCGGTCCCACTCACGACTGCTCAACCATCGCGCTCGAGCTCGTGGATGAGCACCCCGGAACTGATCGGAGTGGTGCCGACCTCCCCGACCACGATGCCGGCGGCGATGTTGGCAAGCTCTGCCGCGACGGCAAACTCGCAGCGCACGGCCACGGCCGCAGCCAGCACCGCGACCACGGTGTCGCCGGCGCCCGTGACATCGAACACGTGGCGCGCTCTGGCGGGGAAGTGCTGCTCGGTACGGTCGGGATAGATCAGCGTCATGCCCTGCGCCCCCTGCTTGTGCAGGATGTGCCCCGCGTGCTCATCGTAGCCCTGGATGAGCTCCCGGCTGTTCGGGCAGACGAGGGTGGCCCCTGCGTACTTGTCCCAGGCCAGACCCTTTGGATCGACCACCACAGGGATCTTGAGCTCGAGCGCCTGGCCTATAGCCAAGCGACAGCGCATCGTCGTGCACCAGCCCTTCCCGTAGTCGGAGATCACGAGCGCGGCGCAGCCGGTGAGAGAGACCGGGCCCAGGGGCGCCTGCCGGCTATGATCCTTGTCCCGGTCAATCCGCAAGAGCTGCTGCGCGCCCACGAGGTAGCGGTGCTTGGTGGTGAACGGCGCCGGCGGGAAGATCGCCTGCACGGTGCAGCCGAGCGCACCCAAGTTCTGCAGCACATTGCCCGCGCCCCCGTCGCGCAGGTCCATCTTGTCCTCAATGAACACCGGCACCGGCGCCTCGGGCGAGAGCCGATCGACGTGGCCGAAGTGGTAGTAGTCGAGCATCGGATCGCCCAAGATCGCGATCCGCACGCCTTTGAACTGTCGCACGATGTCGGCGAGGCAGCGTCGATCGAGACGTTCTAAGGCCGCGTTCATGGGCCCGCCCGCCGCATCGCATCCGCGAGTGCGCGGGCGTTCAAGCGCTCGAGCTCGTGCAGCACCTTGACCATCTCGGCGGTCACCCCCTTCATCGCCGCCACGTGCACCTTTTCCAAGGCCTTGAAGCGCTCCTCGATCATCTCGGCTAGTTGCTCAAAGCGCGTCTCGGCGCGGCTCTGCGCCTTGCCCAGGCCCGCGGTGTCGACCACCCGGGCGAGCTTCTCGAGTGCCGGCGAGCTCCCCGCACCGCCGATCTCGGCGATCTCGCGGCGCAGGGTCTCGAAGGAGGAGGAGGCGCGCTCGTGAGAGTCGGTGATCGCCTCCATGGGGGCGTTCATCACACCGAGCAGGCGCGTGTTGGCCTCGATGTCCTCCTTCAAGTCGGCGAAGGTCGCGCGCAGCTCGCGGGAGAGCTCGCCCACCACCGCCTGGACCATCAAGCCCATCTCCTGCTTGGCGTTTTGGCTGAAAACCTCGGGCACCGAGAGGCGCGGTGGACTAACGGGTGGGTCGCTGGTCAACACTAGTCCACCCCGCGCTGGCGTGTGCAGTTGCTCCTGGGTGGGGCCATGCACTCGCACCTGCTTGCCGCGCGCGGCCGCCATGCGCGCGATCGCGCTCTGCGTCATCTCCGGGGTGTCGTAGCTCTCGCCCTCGCGGGGCGGATCGCGGTCAAGATCGCGGAGCGGAATGTCGGCTTGGCGTTCGTTCAAGCGGTCGGCCTCGCGGTCGAAGTAGCGGATCCGCCGGCGCTCGAAGTCCTCCGGGCTCTCGCCCAAGCGCCCGACGTGCGGGTCTCCGAGATCCTCGTCGGGGGGGGTGTTCATTTTGGCAGTCTCTCCTCGAGGCCTTCGATCAGTAGGTGCCCGACCAGGATCGTGACCTCCTGGATCCGTGCGGTGGTGGTGGACGGGATCGCGATGTCCACATCGCAGCCCATGCCAGGACGCCCGGAGATCCCGAGCGTGGGCATGCCGCGGTGCTTGGCGACCAGAATCGCCTCGAGCACGTTCTTCGACTTCCCCGAGGTCGAGAGCGCGATCAGCACGTCTCCGGCCTCGCCGTGCGCTTCGACCTGGCGGGCAAAGACCTTGTGGAAGCCGTAGTCGTTGCCGATGGCGGTCACCGCCGCCGGGTCGCTCGAGAGCGCGATCGCAGGGTAGGCCTTGCGATCGAGGTAGAAGCGCCCAACCAACTCGGCCGCCAGGTGCGAGGCATCCGCGGCGCTCCCCCCGTTGCCGCAGAGGAGCACCTTCTGGCCGGCGAACAAGGCCGTGGCGAGCATGGTGACCGCCGGATCCCACTGCGCCTGCAGCACGGCTACAAGGTCCTGGCAGGCGACCACGTGCGCACCCAAGGAGCGGATCCAGTCCCTCTTCATTGCCAGTCCCCTTTTTTGATAATGTCCACCTTGAAGCCGTAGATCGCCTCGACCTGTTTGATCTTGTTGATCGCGACCCGGGTGAGCACGCCCTTGCAGTCCTCGACGGTGACGAGCTCGTCATCCCCGGAGTACCGCGGCGCTGAATGTAGATCCCAGACCACCACGAAGTCGGCCCGCCACACGATGCCGCCGGGCAGGTAGAACGGGACCTGACGCGTGAACCATGCGATCGCGTGCGCGGTCCACAGCTTCTTCCAGTACAGATAGCGATCGCGCTCGAGTTTGGAGTCGAAGCGCATGCCGTCCTCCACCACCGCGTTCGCCGCGTACTTGTTCCCACGCTTCAAGCGGCGGAACTCCGTGACCGACATGCGCCCGCCGATGTTGCTCACTCGCCTCACCCGCTGCGCCCCTGAAAGCGGATCTCCATGTCGTAGGAGGTGTTCTGCATTTCCTTCGTCAAGGTGCGCAGGTCCACCAGGGCGCGCAGGTTCACCACCACCATCGGGCCGCCCGGGTTCATCACCGCGATCGCGCAGGAGCGGCGGTGCCACGAGGTGAGCAGAATCCAGCGGCACATGGACAACGCCTCGCGGCACCTGCGCACGCGCGAGTGCGTCACGCAGGCGTTCTTGAGGCTCACTTCTTTTTGGCCTGCTTCTTCGCTGACGCTTGGATCTGCCGCCCGGTGCGCGACAGCCGCGTCTCCTCGACGTCGGGGTTGGTGGGCACGAACTCATCGCCCA